AAGGATTTAGATAACGACGGTGACACAGATAGCAGTGACGAGTATCTACATAAGCGTCGTAAGGCAATCTCTAAGGCAATGAAGAAAGAGCATCATCAGAAAGATGCTGACGGTAATACAATACCTCATGATGGTGAAGAGATAGACGAGGCAAAGAAAGGTCTCTATGCTAACATCCACGCTAAGAGAAAGAGAGGAGAATCTCCTGCAAAACCTGGCGATGAGGACTATCCTGCTAAGGATGCTTTCAAGAAGGCAGCAAAGACTGCTAAGAAAGAAGAGGTAGAAGTTGATGAGAGTATGAAGCAAGCACGTAAGAACGTGGGTGCATCTACCTGTTGGGATGGTTACAAAGCGAAGGGAACTAAGATGAAGAATGGACGCAAGGTTCCAAACTGTGTCAAAGAGTTCTCTGAGTGGAGAGCGATTACTGAAAAAAAGTAAAAGGTCCTGTCGAGGTCATGCCTGAGTTGGATGACCCCGATGGCATGAAGTCAGGACAAGAAAAAAAGATGCCTAAAGTACCGAAACAAAACGAAGCTTGCAATCATAGCAAAAAGGGTGTAAAATGTGAAATACATGGTATGAAGGAGTGCCCCGAAGTTAATTAATTTATGAGAAAAATTTGGCAAGAGGAGGTGCTAACACCACTCTCCTCATTTTGTAATCTAAAAAATCAATACGCAGAAATAATTCCAGAAATAATAAAGTTCGTAGAGGTCAACCAACCTATACTATCTGAGTGGGTTCTTGACAAGTGGGTTGAGGATAAAAACTTAGGTAGAGTACAACTATGGGAGGGGTCATGGAAAGTTATACCCATGCCACTTAATCCTGTAGGTACGACTGCGACTGAAGAGGACTATGAACTCAGCGAGATGGTGTCGTTCGTTGAGTTGTTTAACACTACCGTGGAAAAGGTACAAGAAGTTCTGCCTAAACTCACAGAGTCTATGCGGAAACTATGCCCTACGTTCTATAGTGCCATAGAAGAGGACGTAGACCTTGAGTTACTTAAGTCATGTACTATAAGTAAACTGACGCCAGGCACAAAAATTAATCCTCATGCTGGTGACATAGATTCACTACGCTTACACTTCCCTGTAATTACTGACCCAGACGCATGGTTAAGTGTACGAGGTAGAAAACGTTCATGGAAAGTAGGAGAACTCTTTGCTTTTCATGACCATGACAAGCACTGGGCACAACACAATGGTTCACATGACAGAATTGTAGTCATAATGGACTATTCTTTATCACAATTAGATTCTCGTGGTATTACTATAGAAAAATGGGAGGACCTTTAATGAAAACAGTACACATCTACAGAAAAACACACAAGAAAACTGGCAAGATGTACATAGGTAGGACTCAGCAAGACCCATACAGATATGAAGGGTCTGGAAGAGCATGGAGAGAGCACCTAAAGGAACATGGATATGACATGGACACCGAAATACTATTTTCCTCTGACAAACAGGCAGAAGTTAAACAGTTCTGTATAGACTTTGCTGTAGGAAATGAGTATTGGAAAGAAGATGCATACTTCAATGAATGTAGAGAAGATGGTGGTAGAGACATCACTGGTAAAAACAACCCTAACTACAAGCATGGTCGTGCAGTAAACTGGAAGAGTGACCCAGAGGTGCAAAGAAAAAACGACAAGATACGTAACGCTAAGTACTACCAAGAAAACAAGGAAAAAGAGGCAGCACGTATGAGACAATACTATAAGGATGTCAGGGATGGCAAAAGAGTTAAAGGTGCTAAACCTACTTCTGTAATAAGACCATTAAACGAAGATATATAGTTTAGATATATGTAACTTATCATGCTATCATTTCTATTACCTATCGCATCAAAAATTGTATCTGATGCAGTGAACAAGATTCCCGACGATGAGGAACTTGGAGAGAAGTTAATTGACATTTGTATTGTTATCCTTGAGAAAGCAGTCAAACTAACCAAAACTTCTGCTGATGACAAACTTTTAGAGACCGTTAAGAAGGCACTCGAAAGTAGATAACATCATAAATATAATATAGACAAAAATTAATTCGGAGATTACCATGTCTTTATACGGTAAGGACGACAGTAATGCCAATAAGACCAAGGCTGGTATCGGTGTGGCAACGTCGTCTCAATCTAAAGAGATCGTCTTTATTGACGACACGGAAGCACAACTAGCATCGAACAAAGCAAGAGGTGTTGGTTCACCTGGCTGGTACTCGTTCTTTACCTACACAGACATGCATGGTAATACACGATACAAGGCAGAGCATCTAGTTACTATTGCAGGTCCTGAAGCAAACGCATCAGAGACACAGGCAGATGACACAATTGGAGCAGACGTTCTAGAGGTTATCACTATCAGTGGTCAACCCGCTAACTCTACATCATCAAGTGGAGCAGGAACATTTGCTGTTACATCTAGTGTTAACCAATCTGGTACACAGACATTCCAATGGCAACGTCAAAAACCTGGCACAAATAGATGGACTAACCTTGCTGCTAACACTGATACAGGTATTACATACGCAAACTTTACTACTGCAACACTAGCATATAGTTCACTTGCAAGTAATGCACTTGATGGATACAAGTACAGAGTTAAAATCAACACAAGTAAAGGTGCTACAGAGGTTATCTCTGACGGTGCTGCTACTTTAACATTCGGTAGCTAATGAATGAAATTCGATGAATTGAATGAGGATAATTATATCCTATTTGCTATTAAACATTATGATAATCCACAGGCAGCAACTAAAGAAGATTTTTTTGAGGACATGAGACGCTTTAAGTATATTAAACGTCTCCTCAAGAAATATCATAAAGGAACTGAGGTCAAACTCAACTTGTTGCTCAACCATATTATTATCATATACAATGTATTTGGTGAAGCTGCACCACATCTACTCTTCTATAAGATGGAGAGAGATTACTGGTCAGACATCAAGGCAATTATGTTGTTCTTGAACAAATATCCAGAAATGGATACTGCATCTCTCAGAGAGATAGCAGTCAACGATTGTATCTTAGAGGAGCTTAAAAAATTATGATGGGAGCGGGTGGTATCACTAACGTAGGACCTATCAATACACCCACCACTGGTAAGGGTGCTATTGCAGGGTTTGATCCTATCATGAAAATGTCTAGGCGAAGGACTAAGAAACGCAAGAAGATGGAGTCTGCGGGAAAGCAATGGGAACATCGTAGGAACGATCCTACCTACATAGATGGTAGGAGTAGTCAAGCTCGTAAACTTATTAAACGATTAGCAAAACGTAAAAAGAAAATGACTGAAGAAACATTACTCGAATACGGAGGAGGAAACGCTAACTCTGGTGGCGGTGGTACTTCTTCTGGTGGAGATACAACTAATCAAGCATACAAGTTCATCTCACAAAAACGTAAGGTACAGAAGAAACAAGAACGTGAGAAGCGTGCTGCAAACCGTAAGCAAGAGATTCAAATGATATCTCGTGCGAAAGCATCTGACTATCAGAAGAAAGCAAAGGACAGACAGAAGAAACTATCTACACAGTTGGCAACTAAGAAAGAAGAATTCGGTGATGCACTAGTGTACATGGAGAGTCTATTCGAGCAAATTGAAAGCGACAATCATAACCCAACAACTTACTTCTTCTATGATGAGAGTGAACTAGAACTAACAAGGGAGCAAGCATTCGACGTTGTACAAAAGTTTGGAGCATTATCAGAAGATAATAAGGAAGCATTCCTAGACAAACTTGTGGATAGTAAAGAACTCATGGAGAAAATCCTAGCAATCTAGTGGACAATATCAACACCGCAATAATAGAAAGACTCGAACGGGTCGTAGAGACCCTACAGGAAAATTCTGTTAAGATGGGTCAATTGTTAGCAGTTCATAACGAGAAGTTAGATAAGCAAGACAAGGTTGATGAGGTGTTGTTTGAGAAGGTTGATAACCTCTCAAAAGATTTGAAGAGAGAGACCAGTGATATCAAGAAAGGATGTGAGAGAGACATAAGAAAAATAGATGAGAGATTACGCACGATGGAAAAGAAAATGTGGAGTATCTTTGGTGCTCTAAGTATCATTTCTTTCGTAGTATCACCCATAGGACAGAAGTTTATAAGACCCATATTGACAAACGATGCTCCTAATGTTATAGTATCTGAGTAACTCAGATGCTGCATGGAAGATTTCATTTGTCAGTACGATAACGTATTAGACAACGAACTCATAGGACACTTACTGTCCTTAAGCAATCAAAATATTAACTACAACGTCAGGTCAGACACCACTAGACAGGATAAACAACTGTCATTGGAACCGTTTTGGCCTGAACTTGCTACGGATATTAACCAAGCATTAATCAACAGGACTCTTAAGCACTATCTGATTAAGTATCCATGTTTGACACAACTCCCTGAGTGGACTAGTGCCAACACAATACTACAGAAGACATCTCCTTCAGAGGGGTATCATTCTTTTCATTGTGAGAACATGGGATGGGTTAATAATTCTAGAGCAATCGCTTGGATGATATATCTAAACGACGTAGAAGAGGGCGGAGAGACAGAGTTCCTCTATCAGCAGAAGAGATTTCAACCCGTCAGGAATACCGCATTACTATGGCCAGGTTCATGGACGCACCAACATAGAGGTAACCCACCACTATCAGGTGACAAGTATATCTTAACAGGGTGGTACACACCTAGTTCTGGTATGCCAAAGTTCTCTACCGAATGGATGAATAATTGAGTTATCTTGACACCAAATATATCAACCTAGCATCGGCATCTCTACAGAAGTACAAACGTGTAAAGAACGGACTGTACACTTTTAGATGTCCTTACTGTGGTGACTCAAAGAAGAATAGGAACAAGACTAGAGGATACATCTTCCAAGTCAAAGGAGACCATGTGTTTAAATGCCACAACTGTGGTATCACAAGGTCTTTTTCCAACTTCCTCAAAGACAATGCTCCTCATGTGTATGATGAGTATGTTATGGAGAGATATAAGGAAGGAACCATAGGTAAAAACGTACCTAAACCTGACCTTACACAGTTCGTTTCCAAACCAAAATTTAATAGTGGAAGAAAGATAGATTTACAAAGTTTATCTGTGCTAAATAATTTGCACCCCGCTAAAAAGTACGCACTCGGAAGAGGTATCCCAGAGGATAAATTAGACCGCTTGTATTACTGTCCTAAATTTAAGGAATGGACTAACAAACAGAAACAAACGTTCTCTGATACCTCCAATGATGAAGATAGGATTATTATTCCTTTGAATAACAAGGACGGAAATCTTGTAGGTTTTCAAGGTAGGTCTCTTGCATTCAATCCTAAGATGAGATACATCACTGTGATGCTTGATGAGAATGCACCAAAACTTTTTGGACTAGACACACTAAACACAAATGACACTATCTACATCGTCGAAGGACCGTTCGACTCCTTCTTCTTGGAAAACTCGGTTGCTATGTGCGGTTCCGATATTGATATTCGGACGTTTGGTTGGAGCGATTATATTTGGGTTTATGATAACGAACCTCGTAACAGACAAATCACCAACAAACTCTCCTCCTCTATCGACGCAGGAGATAAGGTAGTGATATGGCCACATAATGTCAAAGAGAAAGACCTTAACGATATGTCAAACGCTGGCATAGACGTTAAAAATGTGATACAATGTAATGTGTATCAAGGATTAAAAGCAAAACTACAATTAGCAAACTGGAGAGTATGAGTAACGGTATTAACGTCGTCAAGAGAGATGGAGAGACAAGTCCTCTTAACTTAGACAAAGTACATAAGATGGTAGAACACGCCTGTGAAGGTCTTGCAGGAGTATCTGCAAGTCAGGTTGAAATCAGCAGCGGGTTACAATTTTTTGATGGCATAAAAACCAAAGAAATACAAGAGATACTTATTAGGTCTGCATCAGACTTAATATCATTAGAAAATCCGAACTATCAGTATGTTGCTGCTAGACTATTACTATTTGGTCTGCGAAAGCAACTCAACAACCATCACGACGACCACCCTACCCTTCTATCACACGTCAAGAAGTGTGCAGACCTAGACATATATGATAGGACAATCATAAACAAATATACAAAGGAAGAGTGGAATGAGATAGATAAGTATATCGATTACGGTAGAGACTATCTATTTTCATACGCAGGGTTACGTCAGGTAGTTGACAAATACCTTGTACAGGACAGAAGCAGTGGAGAACTATACGAGACACCACAGCAAATGTACATGATGATAGCGGTTACATTATTCCAAACATACCCACAAGAAAAAAGACTAGATTATGTCAGAAGATACTACAACGCAATCTCAAAGCACAAAATCAACATCCCAACGCCAGTCATGGCAGGAGTCAGAACACCTCTCAGACAGTTTGCCTCATGTGTTCTTGTTGATGTTGATGACACCATCGATAGCATTTTTAGCAGTGACATGGCTATTGGTTACTATATTGCACAAAGGGCGGGAATCGGTATTAACGCAGGGAGAATCCGTGGCATCAACAGCAAAATCCGTGGTGGAGAAGTCCAGCACACAGGTGTTGTACCTTTCCTCAAAAAGTTTGAAAGTACTGTCAGATGTTGCACTCAAAATGGCATCCGTGGTGGATCAGCAACTGTCCACTTCCCCATCTGGCACCAAGAAATCGAAGACATCCTCGTCCTCAAAAACAACAAAGGAACAGAAGACAACAGGGTAAGAAAACTTGACTACTCGATACAGATATCAAAACTATTCTATGCAAGGTTCATGGGGAACAAAGAGATTAGTCTTTTTTCTCCTCATGATGTGCCAAAGTTATATGATAGTTTTGGTACTGAATCTTTTGATGACTTATATGTAAAGTACGAGAACGATTCATCTGTACCTAGGAAGACAATCCCTGCACAGGAGTTGTTCTTCTCTCTACTTAAGGAACGTTCAGAGACTGGTCGTATCTACATTATGAATATCGACCACTGTAACAGTCACAGTTCATTCAAAGACAAGGTGAACATGAGTAACCTATGTCAAGAGATAACTCTACCTACAGACCCTATCAATCACATTGATGATAAGGGTGGTGAGATAGCATTGTGTATTCTATCTGCTATCAACGTAGGTAAGGTAACACAACTTGACCAGATGGAAGAGTTATGTGACCTAGCAGTCAGAGGACTAGAGGAACTCATAGACTACATGCAGTATCCTGTAGCAGCAGCAAGACGTAGCACAATAGCACGTAGGTCATTAGGTATAGGATACATCGGACTAGCACACTACTTAGCAAAACAAGGACTCAAGTATGACGACCCTAAAGCATGGCAATCAGTCCATGACTTGACCGAAGCGTTCCAATATTACTTGCTCAGAGCATCTAATGAACTAGCAAAAGAACGTGGTGCATGTCAAGGGTTCGATAGGACTAAATATTCAGACGGAGTTCTACCAATTGACACCTATAAACAAGAGGTAGACGAGTTAGTCCCCAACAAATTGAACTATGATTGGGATAGTCTTAGGACATCTATCACCACACACGGTCTCAGGCACAGCACACTGTCCGCACAGATGCCTTCGGAGAGCAGCTCCGTTGTGTCAAACGCAACCAATGGAATCGAACCACCTAGAGATTTCTTGTCCGTTAAGAAATCAAAGAAAGGACCTCTTAAGCAAATTGTACCAGGTTTTCCTCACCTAAAAAATAATTACACATTATTATGGGACATGAAAGATAACGACGGTTACATCAAAGTAACTGCTGTTATACAAAAGTTCTTAGACCAAGCAATCTCTGGGAACTGGTCTTACAATCCAGAAAATTATCCTGATAACGACGTACCAATGTCAGTGATGACTAAAGACCTCATCACGACATACAAATACGGATGGAAGACGTCGTATTATCAGAACACTTATGATGCAAAGACAGATGTAGATGAACCATCACATCCTGTCGGGTGGCATGACAACGTTGAGGAGACACCAGTTTCCACACTAGAATCTCTAGTCAACAGTATAGAAACCGCAAACGAATCAGAGTGTGAATCTTGCACGATATGAACTACGAACCAAATCTAAACGACAAGTGGAAAGTTAACAACATGGATGGAGTGACAGTATTTAATACTAACCACGTGGACACAAAGAAGCAACCTATGTTCTTCGGTCAACCACTGGGCATGCAGAGGTACGATGAATTTAAGTATCCTGTATTTGACAAACTAACTAACCAACAACTAGGTTATTTCTGGAGACCAGAAGAGGTCTCACTACAGAAAGACAGGTCTGACTATAAGACCCTTACACCTGAGCAAAAACATATCTATACTTCTAATCTGAAGTATCAGATTATGCTCGATAGTGTACAAGGTCGAGGACCTGGCATGGCATTCATGCCTTACTGTTCTCTACCAGAACTAGAAAGTGCTATGAACATATGGCAACTCATGGAAATGATACATAGTCGCTCATATACATACATAATTAAAAACGTATACCCTGATCCTGGCGAAGTCTTTGACACCGTTCTTGATGACCCTAAAATCATGGCACGTGCAGCAAGCGTAACAGCAGCGTACGATGACTTGATTAATCACGAGCACGAGTATGACTCAGGCAACGCATGGAAGTTTGCAACAGAGGGTCACCCCGCAGGAACCTATGACAGAAAAGAACTCAAAAGAAAACTCTATAAAGCAGTCCTCAACGTCAACATTCTTGAGGGCATTAGGTTCTATGTCTCCTTTGCTTGCTCGTTTGCATTTGGTGAACTCAAGATTATGGAGGGATCCGCTAAAATTATCTCTCTCATCGCCAGAGACGAAAGCCAGCATCTTGTACTTACTCAACAGATCATTAAAAAGTGGCAAGATGGTGACGACCCAGAAATGGTGGCAATCGCTGAAGAAGAAAAACCCAACGTCATGAACATGTTCAGACAGGCAGTAGAAGAAGAGAAGGCATGGGCATCCTACCTTTTCAAAGATGGTTCTATGATAGGTCTGAATGAAAAACTATTAGCACAGTACGTAGAGTTCACTGCTAATCGTAGACTACGTGCCATTGGACTAGAACCAATCTATGATATTGGTGCTAGAAACAATCCATTACCATGGACACAATACTGGTTAAATTCTAAGGGTCAACAAAATGCACCACAAGAAACAGAAATTGAATCCTACGTCATCGGAGGAATCAAGCAAGACGTCACACAAGACACCTTCGCAGGACTCTCACTCTGATATAAAAGATATGATGCAAGCAATTATTGATGCAGAAGACATCAACTACAATGACATGGCGGGCGGATGAACTGGAGAAAAGAATACCTAGAGATGAAAGGTCGTCTCTCTAAATATCAAATCAACTTGCTGAAGGAAGGACCTCAAGGTCTGAGTCAAGCATGGTTACTTGGTGCAATGCATCAAGATTATAAAAGAATGAAGGGTATCAAAGAACCACCGTATCGTGAGTCTGGATACCAGACAACAATGAAAGAATTTTTCCGAAAGTATGAGTAAGATATGGAGAATATGGGCGAAGGCACTAGGTGACAAATCTGGCAAGACCGACAGAGAAGCAGATTACATTGCAATTATTAGAACCTTTATCTTTCTCCAACTTATCATCACCAACTGTTTCATCGTTGGTGGAAACATTCGGCACTGGAATGACCACCACATTCCACCCTCCTACTCTATACAAAATTAATGGCATACTTAGTTCACCCACTACCCTTACGTCAAGTGTGGGTCAAGAAAGAATATCTTTACGACCACC